GATAAAATCCGTTTCCGCTATGGCTATGTCGAGAAGATCGGTGGCTGGGTCAAAGCCGCGCAAGAACAAATCGTCGGAACAACACGCAAGCTTCTTGATTTTGTCACGCTGTCCTCAGAGTCGTTGCTATTTATCGGTACGCACAAAAAGGTCTACCTCGAAGATTCTGGTGCGTTAAACGACATCACCCCGATTCGTCGCACGGTGACGCTTGGAACAGATCCGTTAACCACCGACTCCGCCGGTTCTGGTGTGGTCACGGTCAGTGACACAGGTCACGGGGCCGAGATCGGCGATTTTGTCACCTTCTCTAGCGCAACAGCATTCGATGGTCTAACAACCGGAGACCTCAACAAAGAACACGTTGTGACTGTTGTTGTTGATAACGACAATTACAAAGTCGATACCGGAGGCACCGCCTCTTCTGGTTCTGTCGCGGGCGGCGGTTCGAGTCTCGAGGCCGAATATCAAATCAACATCGGACTAGATCTCACGGTCCTCGGACCCGGTTGGGGTGCAGGAACATGGGGCCGATTTACTTGGGGCTCTGGTGCGGGATCTTTGGCCGGTCAAACATTACGCCTTTGGTTTGCAGACAACTTCGGCGAAGACCTGATCTTCAACGTCGCTGACGGCAACATCTACTATTGGGATGCGTCTAGTTCTGTTAGCTCGCGGGCCGTGCTCCTGTCTTCGGTAACCGGTGCCAATGAAGTTCCAACCGTTGCGCGTAAGCTACTTGTTTCTGAAACAGACCGTCACGTTCTAGCGTTCGGGGCTAACCCAATAGGCTCCGCGGACCAAGATCCATTGCTCATCCGCTTTTCATCGCAGGAGTCATTGACGGACTGGGAACCACGGGCCACGAACACTGCCGGGGACATCCGTTTGTCGCAAGGCTCAGAAATCGTCACTGCCGTCCGGACATCTCGTCAGATCTTGGTTTGGACCGATAGCTCACTGCACTCTATTCAGTTTATTGGCCCTCCGTTCACCTTTGGCACCGCCATGCTGGGTGACAACGTGCGGATTGCTGGACCAAACGCGGTGACTTCAGTTAACGATCTGGTGTTTTGGATGGGGCAGGACAACTTCTACCTCTACGATGGCCGTATTCAGCCGGTCCCTTGCACTGTTCGCGACTATGTTTTTTCTGATCTGAACCGCAATCAGTCGTTTAAGATTTATTCTGGATCGTTAGCTTCACAGAATGAGATCTGGTGGTTCTACCCGTCTGCCGACTCTGACGAAAATGATCGTTATGTGATCTACAACTATGGCGAGCAGGTTTGGTATTACGGGAACTTAGCTCGCACCGCGTGGAATGACCGCGGCGCAGGACAGCGTTCTTTCCCGCAAGCCACGGGCGCGGACGATTACTTGTACGACCAAGAAAACGGCTTGGATGCGGACGGGTCTGCAATGACGTCATTTGTTACATCGTCCGACTTTGACATCGGTGACGGTGAGCAATTTATGTTGATTCGTCGGTTGCTCCCTGATCTGTCCTTCCGTAGCTCAACCGCGGCCAATCCAGAAGTGGACTTTACGATTACCGCCAAAAACTTTAGTGGCTCGGGTATTGATGACTCAGACACGGGAACCGTGGTCCGTCAGACGTTAGTCGGTGGCGGCCATGACTATACCGATCAGCTATACATGCGAGCGCGTGGTAGACAGCTTGCGTTAAAAGTCGAGTCTGACACTACGGGCGTGAAGTGGAGGATTGGTGCTCCACGATTGGACGCAAGACCGGACGGTAAACGATGACTCGGAAGATTATCCGAGCAATTCTGCCGGTTGCCCCCGCGCAGTATGAACAAGCCTATGTTGATCAATTGCGACGGACCTTGGACTTATTTATTGATGAGCAACGGTCGGCAACAATCAACTTTCAAGGTGTCCCATCATCGGGTTCAGCCAACACGCTAGACTTAGGTGACATTTTTGAGGATGACGGCGTACTAAAAATAGTACGCGTTGATGATGTATTTAGCGGTTCGACGGTAGGAACAACCGCAACAGGAACAGTAACGGTGGTGACCCCATGACAGATAATATTTTAACAATGCCTGACGGCTCGAAATGGAAAAACTCAACCAGTCGAGACATTGTTAGTTGCGCGTCTTGCGATAACGAAGTCGATACTCCAGAAGAAATCTTGTCTTACCCCTCCGGAAACTGCCCGCAATGCGGCAATACTTGGACGGGGTCCGAGAAACGCAGTACAATTATTCAAGTGACAGTACCCGAGCAAATGGGCGGTGGAGCAGGTTAATGGCACAAGCACAACTGAAAGAAGAACTCATCCCATCTGGCGGCATTGCAGATTTCGTCATGTCCGATGCGGAGATCGCGGCCCTCGAATCAGAAGAAGTTCGGGATCAATTTGGCGACTCCGGTATTGCTCGTTTTGAACCGATTGCAAAGCGCATGGCGTCTTATGGACGTTATGGTGATGACCAAGTTGTTCACGCCGAAACCGGGGAGCTTCTCGTCCCACGGGCCTTGATCGAGCAAAGTCCTGAACTCAAAGAATCTATTTTTAATCACTTGCGCGAAATGGGTGTCGAAGACCCTGATCGGTATGTGGTTGGATCAAACGCAAACTCCATCAACCCAGACACGGGTTTGCCAGAGTTTTTCTTTAAGTCGATTCGCCGCGCGGTTAGCAAAGTTGCTAAGGGCGTGAGCAAGGCAGTTAGCAAAGTCGGCAAAATACTGAAGAAAGTTGCTCCGATTGTACTCCCCGTTGTTTTGACTCCGTTTTTGGGACCGGTTTATGCCGGGGCTGTTGGTTCGGGCATCGGGTCCTTACTCAACGGCGGAAGTATTAAAGACGCGGTTAAAGCCGCGGCACTTGGTGGCGTGACAGGTGCTGTCTTTGCTGGAGCAACGGGTAAGGGCAGTTTCTTTGACAATATTAAAGCGGCAACCGCAGACGCCGGCGGACGATTTAGTCAGCTTGGAAGTGCTATTGGCAAGTCAGCTTCTACAGGAAGTTTTGATCCTTTGATGCAAGGTTATCAAGCCCCGGTTTCCGCAGAAACTATGGCAACTGGAGAAGCTCTTACTCCAGCGGAGTCCGTATCTCAAGCCACCGATGTTTCTAGTGCAACCGATGTTAGGGGACGGCTAGACTATGCAAATCAAGCGGTTACTCCGCCAGAAGGGGCTAATGTTGTAACTATCGATCAGGCAGGAAACGTAGTTTCAAGCCCCGCTTCGCAGTACCCGGTTTCTCCAAGCACGAATCCGAATATTAGTGCAGTAGATTTAGACGCCGCAAACATACAGCNGAACTTGTTGGGAACTACTTCAACCGGTGTTACTCCGCCACCACCCCCTGCCGCTCCAACAGAAACAAGTTTCTTTGATACCCTCAGTGAGTATGGAACTAAAGCTAAAAACCTGTACGGTGAATATATTTCTCCATCGCGGGGAATGGAAAACATTCCAACCCTTGAAGCAGAAATGGCTCGAATTCAAGCGGCGAATCCAACCATGGCGGCGGCCAATATTCAAAAAGCCGCCGAAGCAAGTATTGCAAGTCAAACACCCGGAATGATCCGTAGCTACGCACCGTTAGCCGCGGTTGGTGCCGCAGGCGCGGCGGCAGGCGGGTTCTTTGACGCCGCTCCACAGGAAGACCCAAATCTTGTAGATCGCCGGACAGGTGCAGACCTACTTGCAGAAAACGAAAACCAGTACATGGTTGGTGGCCGTACTCCACAGTATGCGACAGGCCCAACGACAGTATCCACGCGTTATGGTGGATTGGGCACTTTTTCTCCACGCTTCTTTATGAATCCGTTCATGCGCCCACAAATGTTTGCGGCGGCCGGTGGGGAAGTTTACCCACGCCGTAATGGCGGTATCATGCCAAATGAAGGCGTCCCCGGAAAAGACAGCGTTCGAGCACTGTTAATGCCCGGAGAGTTTGTTATGACAACTGACGCCGTCAAAGGCTTAGGAAACGGAAGCATGAATCAAGGCATCAACAACATGTATTCAATGATGCGGAATCTTGAATCAAGAGGACGGACCGTATAATGGCTGAAGTAACCGAACAGATTGTCCGCGAAGCTCCCGAGATTGAAGCCTATAAGCTGGGGCTTCTCAAATCAGCGAAAGAGCTTGCCGATCAACCCATCACCCTGCCGCAACAACAAATTGCAGAGCAGGCGTTTCTTCAGCAGGAAGCCGCGCGTTTAGCTCAAGAAGGTATAGGAACTTACGAGCCGTACTTGACTGAAGGCGGGTACAGCATGGGCGACGCTTATCAAGCGTTAGCCGGTCCTCAAGCATTAGGTACAGAAGCCGCACAATTTTATCGTCAAGGTGCGATGGGGCCCTCGGCGGAAATGATTCAGGGTTACATGAACCCGTATCAAGATGCCGTTCAGGCTGAAATCAACCGCGCTTTTGATATTCAACAAAACCAAGCGGCCGGTCAGGCTGTTGGGGCAGGCGCTTTTGGCGGGTCTCGCGCAGAGATCGCACAGCGCGAAGTAGATCGCAACCGCGCGCAAGCTTTAGCACAGTCACAAGCGCAGAACTTTATGCAAGCACAGCAGGGCGCGACTAACGAACTGCAACGTCAGCTTGCGGCCGCGCAAGGCATTGGATCACTGGGACTGCAAACAGGCGAAGCTTTGGGTACACTGGGCTTACGTCAAGCAAGTCTTGGCGAGCTTGGTCAAAAGATTGGTCAACAAGAATCTCAGTTCTTGTTTGATGTGGGCCAACGTCAACAAGCGCAACAGCAAGCAGAGTTGGAAGCAAAGCGTCAGAGCGATTTGGCACAACTGTACGAGCCCTACCAAAGATTCTCTTATTTATCAGATATTTACAAAGGTGCACCGTCCACGCAACAAACCATTGCGTCATCGACAGCACCAAGTGTTTCACCCGCTCAACAGTACCTCGGGCTAGGTATTGCAGGGCTTTCCGCCGCGGCAGGCGCAAATAAAGCAGGACTATTCGGATGATGAACAGAAGCGTAATGCAACGGCAAATGTTTAAGGCAGGCGGAGCCGCAGGTTTTCCAGACTTAAACAAGGATGGGGACATTACTCAAGCGGACGTTTTGATGGGCCGCGGTGTAAAGATGCAGATGGGCGGTGATCCGATGGTCGCGGCCATGCAACAGCAAGCTCCTGTCGATCAGGGCGTTGCATCAATGATGCCTCCCGAAGCGATGCCCACGGCCCCCGGCCCTGAGATGGACATGGCGAGCATGGGTGTTGGTGAAGTGGATCAAGGTACTGTTGAGCAAATGCTGACCGAAGTTGCTCCCGCTATTGGCGATCCAGAGCAGGCCGAAAGCGCCGAAGAAATGATGAACATGGTTCGTGGCGACGAAGCTTCAATGGAAGAACGTCGGATGGAGCTTGCTTCAATCGTTGGTGAAGAAGACGCCATGCAAACTCCCGAGTCGGTTCTTGCTTTGGTGCAACCAATTGTACAAATGTCCTTGGTTGACGAAGGTATTGGTGGACTCGCAGAACAAGAGATGCAACAACCCGTAGAAGGCGATATGGCCGGCGGGATTATGTCAATGATGGGAGGCTGATATGGCCGAACTACCTTATAAGTTTCCTCAAGGGAAATTTGGTAGCCGGGGTCTTACTCGTTTTGAGTCAGGCATAGGTTCGTTAGATGCTTACGATCAAACGGTTACTCCTATTGTTGAACTTCTAAGAAATGCACCTGTTCAACAGCGGCCTGCTTCTGTTCAACAGCCGACTGCGGCACAATCTTTGATTCCTAAAGTTCCTACGCTTGAACAAGAGTTTGAACAGCGACGAGACACTTACACTGGAATTCTTGGCGATCCGGCAGAGCAGAAGAAACAAACTCAAGCGCAAATGCTGTTTGATATTGCCAACACGGCGCTTGCTTTTAGTACAGCCGGATCACGTCCGGGCATGTCCCCTGCCGAACGGTTAGCCGAAGCGGCGGTTGAGACTAAGTTGTTCCCGACCATTTCTGCGCGCGTTGCGGCACAAAACGAACAACAACAGAAATTAGATCTGGCGGCTTTGCAGTCTGCGGAGTCTTCATTGACGGCCAAAGAAAAATACGCGGCAGACTTACGAAAAACTTTGGCGGGCCAAGATCCTGAATACATGCGCGTCACGTTCTCTGACGGTAGCCAAAAAGTATTTAACGTAAACACTCCGATGGGCTCACGTTCGTTCCAATTGGCCACTGAACAGCCCGGAGCGCAAGCGTTCAAGGTTGGCACTGAGCCTACCCCGCCTACGCCAAAAGCGTCTTCATTCAAAGTTGTAGTAGATGCTAACGGTAAGCAAATCGGTCAGTTCGACGTTACAAACCCGACTGAAAGACAAGAAATGCGGGACGTTCTGGATAAGAACCCTTCGTATCAAATGGCAGGCGTTCCGACAGCACCTCAACTAGAGCGGCCCATCGGAGATCGCGATTACTTCACGAAGTTTGGTGTAACCAAAGATCAGTTCGATTTGTTACCGCAAGATACTCAAGACATCTTGATGGGTATCCCAACAGTTACAAACCGCGATTACTTCACGAAGTTCGGCCTGACCAAAGACGAGTTCCTTGGCATGACTCCAGACAACCGCAACTTCCTCATCGGTCTTCCTGTTCTTACAGACAAGGATTACTTCAAGAAGTTTGGTCTTACGAAAGCTGGGTTCGAGGATCTGGCGCAAGAAGACAAGGATGTATTGTTGGGATTGCCGACAATCACCGACGAAAACTACTTCACCAAGTTTGGCATGGACAAAGCGTCTTTCCTTGCTTTGGATCAAGACGTCAAGAATCGTATTCTCGACATCACGCCAAAGCCCGTTATTCAGAAAGATGCGCGCGGCCGTTTGGTGGACGTTACCAATCCAGAAACTCCTCAGATTATCTGGGACGTCGAAACGGTTACTCGTCCAAAACTGCAAACAATTACCATCGACGGTATTCCACAAACCGTGGATATCACGACTTCAGAAGGTATGGCGCGTGTCGATTTGGCAAACCAAGTCAATCAGCAACAGCCCGGACGTGCTTCGATCACAAACGTGACAAGCGCACCAACTCCAAAATCCTTTGTTGTATCAAATCCAGATGGAAGCTCGCAGTTTGTCACGTCTTACGACAATGGTTCGACATATACCGACACCGCAGGTCAAATTCAATCTATGCCTTCCGGCGCGTATCCTGTATCGGATACCACGGCCAACGAAGTTGCAAAGAGTATTCGAGCCTCTGCAAAAGCCGGAGAAACTTTAACCGAGTTGGATGCCGATATTGCGGCACAGCTTGGAATGAATCCGAACGAGTTTACGCAGGAAGATATTACGGCGGTCAAGAGTGCGCTTGAAATGGCGCGTGAAGGTACGGGCGTTTATTCCAACTTCATAGCAACATTAGACGGCATCAGCGGCTTAATACCGTTCTCTAGTGTGCGCGATTATGTTGCTAAATTCACTAAAGATAACCAAGCCGCTCGTCAATACTTGCGTGGCGTTATGACGTTAGGACGTTCTGCTCTTGTGGTTAACCCACGGTTCCCTGTGGCAGAAATGGAGAAAGTCGAGCAGTTATTTGTTCGTCCAGAAACTTTCTTTACAAACCCTTCGACAGAAGCAAACAAGTTTATAGAACTCAAGAGCCTTGCAATTGCTCAATATCGCAGAAACTTGCAACAACTTAAGCAGGGTGTACCAAAAGCGCAACGTGAGCAGATCGAAGCCAATAACTTCGAGCTTCAGCGTTTAATGTCGCTACTTCCGGGTGTACCATTACCGGGAGCAGTCGGCGGAGCGCAAGACGATCTTGTAGACGAAGCCTCTAGCGTTTTATTTCCAGACCGATAGGTAGCTTTCATGGCGAACGGACAACCTCCTTTTATTCCCGGAATCTCAGCGGCTTCGGCCGCCCCGGCGCAAACCCCAGCTCCGGCAGTGCCCACGGGACCAACGGTTTCTCCAGCCTCGATTGCACCTAGCCCGGTAATGCCGGTGTCGCCGGTTACCATCAGCAAAGAGCAGATGGATTTCCTTAATCAACGGTTTAACGATGTTGAAGGCGGTCCTTCCCCTATTGTTGCAAAGTCTATTGTTGGAGAACTTCAACAATCTGTTCCCGACTTATTTACTTATCAAAGTTTAAAAGACGGCACCGCGCCGTTGTTTGAGGTATTGCCGCAGTTCCAAGGTAAAGAGCCAGAACAGCGGAAACTGACAGACAATCAAATTATTCGACTGCTTGCCCGTGATACTGAAGGTAACAAGATTGAAGAAGGCTCGTTCTTTGCCGGTATGGGCCGTGAGCTGTTGCCACAGGGTGCCGGTTTTGGTGGCGCTTACACTGGCGCGCGGATCGGGTACCAGTTACAACAGGCGATTCCTCCAGTAAATCCTGCCGCCGTAGCAGTTAAGTTTGCAATCCCTGTTGCAACGACAACGATTGGATTTTTAGGCGGCTACAGTGGTGGCCGGGAAGCGACAGACTTCCTGATCGGACCTGAAGCTCCGCTACTTCCGGGAACTACAGCGTCTTATGAAGCGGGTAAAACGGCAATGGGCGCGCTGTCTTGGATGCCGCTACCATTTTTAATTAGCAAAAACGTGAGTTTTGGTGGCGCGCAATTGCTTGATAACATTGCGTCATTGAAAGCACTCCGCTCTCCTGTTGGTCCTCCAACAAAAGAAGCAATGCCCGGTTATCAGGCGGCGATTGCAGAGTATCAAGCAGGGCGAGAAGCACTAGGCTCTGGAGCCGAAAAGCTTTTGAACGCTGACAAGGGCCCGCGGTCCACGCGCCTTATTCGGATAATGGAAGGACTACTGTCTCGCACCGGAGAAGGGGCTCGTGCCGCTCCCAAGTTTACTCTTGGTATTGAAGGTGTTGCCGCGGCAGGCCAGACAAAAATGGCGCAGTTGGCAGAAGAAAGTGCTCCCGGAGATGTCGGTGTTCGTATTGGTGCCGAAGTTGCGGGTGCGCTAACGCCCAGTGTTTTCGGAGCGGTTTTAGCTTCTAAGCTACCGGTTATTGGCACAGTCCTGAAGCAAACGTTCAAGAAAGGCGGTCTCAAAAAAGCGGCCGAGCCGATTCTTCAGTATCGAGAAAACCAAGTTGTCAGAAAAATCTTAGATGCCTTGGAAAACAGCGGCGAAGATGTTGATAGCTTGATCGAAACGTTGGCTGATCCCAAGTTTTTGACAGACGAAAAGGGCGATCCGATTCAGTTAACGGCGGGAGCCAAGACCGGTAGCCCGACGTTACTTGCGTTCGAGCAGGCCGCAGATCAGTTATCTGGCGGTGCGTTAGCCAAGGAACGTGTCAAGGGTGCTAACAAGGCAGTCGATGCGTACAAAGTTTTGATCTACGCCATGATGTCTACCGGCGATCAAGACGCTTTGCAACAAGCCGCTGATTTAGCTCAAGAATTTTTTGCGGCAAGTATTCAATCGCGGATTGGAAATGCAACTGACAACCTGCTGAACGCCGTTGATACAGTCGCGGGCGATCAACCTGTTGGGAACATGGAGCTTTCCGAGCGTCTGTTTAACCTGCTAGATACGCAACTGGGCATGGCGCGTCAAAAAGAACGTCAGCTTTGGCGTGCAATTCCTGACGAAGAAATCACCGTATTTAAAGATGCTGACGGCAATGTTGTGGATTACCCCCAGTTCTTAGATCGCTGGATTAGCCTTCTGCCACAAACAGAAGAAGCGCAGTCTCCTATCCTGCGGAAGCTTTCTAACCTTAACCAATATGTTATGCGTAAGCGGAGCGAGTTTGGTTTGGACACCGACGGTGTTGCGGCGGCCGCGCCGGATGTCGATCCATTAGCGCGTTTTAATTTTGGTAAAGAAGTTAAGCCAACAGATAAGCGTCTAGCGGGCGTTGAGTTACCCGAGGGCTACCGTGTTTTCCAGAGGTCTGAAGAAGTTCCGGGCGTTGCAGGGAAAGTTTCGACAACATCTGTAGTAGATCCGAACGGAAACCGCGTCGATCTTACTCGTGACCCAGAAAACAAAATATTCCCGTATCAGGCAGACTTTGTCGATGGCACTAAAGACACCATGCAAGGCAGGGATCAAGCCTCTGAATTAGTTGCGGCAAGCAATCTAGCTCAAGCGGTAGATGCTGTAGCAAAAACAATGTCTCAAGGCCGCGTGAAGTTTTCCAGAACTCCGATTGATGAAGTTGCTGACGATGTCGCCGCCGGTGCAGTGCCTACGACCGACACCCCGTCGATCACGGTTCAGGAGCTGGAAGAAATTCGTTCTTCAGCATTGAGCTTGGGCCGCGAACTGCAAGCCGCCGGTGATTTAAACGGTGCGCGTGTTGCGTTTGGCTTAGGCGAAGCAATCCTCAGAGACATGAACAACTTTGACGTGGCAACAACCTCGGCTTACCACACGGCTCGCGCATATTCCAAAGCCTTGAACGATACGTTTACTCGTGCGTTTGCCGGCGATGTGATGGATACCACCCGCAAAGGTGCCGAGCGGATTGCTCCAGAACTGTTGTCTACCAAACTGGCTGTTGGCGGTAGCGATGCAACCTACCTGCGGATTGATCAAATCCAAGGGGTTGGACGTTTCGCCAAAGAAAACGGGTTTGAAGGCGCGGAAGATGCTGTTGCCAGTATTGATGGCACCGTCTTGTCCTTGCTCCGTAATGCACGGGCCGCGGCCACCGACCCAACGACTGGTGAAATCAACATCCGGATGTTGGACAAGTGGCGTCGGGAAAACAAACCGTTGCTCGACATCTTCCCCGGTTTGAGCCGAGATTTGGAAGATTCGCGTAAAGCACAGCTCCTCTTGAACGAAGAGCGATTGGCAGAAAAAGCCGCAAGCAAAGCCTTGCAGGGCCAAGTAACGTTCAAAAACTTATTGTCTGGTTACACAGAAAACCCAACGACTGCTGTTGCGGAAGCATTAGCTAACAGCAACAAGCGTAAGTGGCCTTCCATGAACGCTTTGCTGGATGTTGCTCAAGGCCGCAACTTAGAAAGAGCGACTGGTACAGAAGGCTTTGCCCTACCAGAAGCTAAAATTGAAAGCGCCATGAACGGTCTGAAAACGTCTGTTCTTGAGTGGGGTATGACCAAAGCAGGCGGAACTGCCGGCAGTGGCTTCAAGCCGAGCGTTGCTTACCGCGCGTTTTTTGAGCCAATAGAAGGCGAACGCACTGGCGGTAGCTTGGCGGACTGGATGGTTTCCAACAAGGTCATGCCAAAGAAAGAAGCCGACAACCTGAAAACCATGCTTCAGGAAATGATGCGCTTTGAAGTAGCTCAAGTGAATGGAACGATTGACGACATCGTAGAACAGGCCGGACCGTTACTCGACTTCTACCTGCGAGTCACAGGTTCTAACTTGGGTGCCAAGGCTTCTGGAATCTTAGGCGGTGGCGGCGGAGACCTGATCGCACGTTCGGCAGGTTCCAAGATCATGCGTCAAGCGTTTGAAGATGTGCCAGAAGCGTTCCAGATCGACGTTATGACCAAAATGATGCAAGACCCCGAGTTCTTGGCGGCCATGCTACGTCGTGGTGTGACAGAGCGTGAAAAGCTTAATATTGCCAACCGCGCGGCAGGAATGGTTTACGACTTCTTTGGACGTCCCACGAGACGTGTTGCACCATCTATTGGCCGCGAAACAATGGAAGAAGATGTTGAAAGACCAACTCCAGAACCACAGGCTTCGGTCCAAGCACCACAACAGAATCTGATGGCACAGCGGTTTGCTCGCTCAACGCCGACGCAGGTTCAACCACGGCCCGCGGCTCCCGCTCCAGTACAGCCTCCGATGGCGGCACCTGCCCCACCACAAGGCGGAGCGAATCCACAGCAACGTCAGCAGTTAGCGGCGATGTTCCCGAATGATCCAATCATTCAGGCGGCCGGAGGTGGCGGCGGCATAGGAAGCTTGTTCGGATGAACGAGCTAGGAGTCGCCGTCAGCTTAATGATGCGGTCCGACTTCCATCGGCCGTGGTTTATTTCTGATCTGGAAGACTGGATTACTCCTGCGATTGAAAACAATCGGATTCAGTTCTTCTTTGAGGGCAACGAAGTCATTGGCTTTTTTACCTATACGTTTTTACCTAAATGCACGGAACTGGGCTACCTGACAAAAACAGATAAGCTACAGCCGAGCGATTGGAAGACGGGACCAGAGGATGGCCGCTTGTATGCCATCGACTTTATTGCATTTAAAAATGTGAGACAATGCGTCAAAGATGCGGGCAGGACTTTGCAACGCCAGTACGGTGATGTCAAAGGTGAGTGTCACTTTTTCCGGTACGCAAAAGACCGCTTAGGACGCATAGCAAAGAGACGAGATGAATTATGTTTGAAGATGGCATCGTAAAAGTTAGACAGCGCGGATTCGATCCAGAAACGTCAATGTACTGCTTCGGAGGAGGCGGTGGCGGTGGTGGCGGTGGAAGCAACACCGATAATGCCTATTCAAATCAGCAAACAGGGCAGGGATCTCGGACCACGCAACCCGGACCTAATACGCGTACAGATAGCCGTGGAAACACCGTGAACTTCAACACGACGCCTGCTACGGTAACAAGCACTCCTAACTACACAAAAACGCTTCCAAACGGTGTGGTGGTTACAGACTTCTCTCGAGATTTTGCAGGGCAGGTCAACTTGTCTAACCGCGGTACTCCTGAAGTAACAGACTTATCTACAGCGAGACAATCTTTGACTACACCGACGGTACAACAGGGCTTGTATGACAACCTTGCCGTGAACATGCCCGGTCTTTCAACAGGGCAAACCGTATCTCGCCCGGATCTTGGAGCCGTGTCTAACGTTATGGACGCAATTAACGCCGTGACTCCAGAACAGGCCATGCAACAAGCTTTGGGTGCAGGCCAGTTTGGAGACGGACGAATGGGGCTCGGAAGCGGGTTTTCTGTTGGAAAAGTTCCCGGCGGGTTCGGCCTTCAGTTTGACACGATGTTTGCCAAAGGCGGCGCCGTGACAAACCCCGTGAACTCAGGCATCGGATCTTTGCTCAAATCAACCAAGTCTTAGTGTCTTCGCCAAGCACTTGACCGGCAATATCAATCTTCTCGCGTAAGGCACCAAGGATTTTATCGTCCACGGTGTCTGGCGTGACAATATCAATGTAAGTCACGTTTTTTTCCTGACCAATCCGGTGAGCGCGATCTTCTGACTGCAAGCGTATTTCTAAGTCGTAACCGTTATTGTAGTAGATCATAGTGCTTGCTTCGGTCAGAGTAATGCCGTAACCGCCAGTTCGAGGCTGACCAACAAAGAACCGTAGCTCGCTGTCAGGATCTTGGAACCGCTCAACAATCGCCTGCCGTTCATCCTGCGGCGTTTCACCAAAGTAGATACTGGACGAGCCCTCACCGTACCGCTTGGTCAGCTCTGAGTGAATTGACTTCAGGTCATGAGTAAATGTCGCCCAGATGATGATCTTGCCTGACGTTTCTTCAATAATATCAAGCAGTTCTGTCAGCCGATTGCTTTTTAAAGTGTGCAGATCACCGGCATCGTCCGGAAGATGTCCACAACAAATTTGCTGTAATCGCATAATTTGAGTCAGTACAGAAGCGGTTGTGGATAACTCACCTGACTCAAGCTTTGCCAGAGCTAACTTCTGCATCTGTTTATACGCCTTGGCTTGCTCATCGGTCAGGCTAACGTTCCGTCGCATGTACACTTTATCTGGCAAGTCCAAGCAGTCTGACTTCAGCACGCGGTTACTGAACCTGTCGAGTTTCTGGTTCAGTTCATCAAGGCGACGGTAGCCCGTGATCTCGTTAAAGCTTTTGTGACCCATCGTCCGCTTCTGCACAACGGCGTACCGGTTCTGATAGCCGTAGTACGAATTGATGCCAAGCGCCTTGGGGGACAAGAACGCGCACTGGCTGAACAAATCCATCGGAGACTTTGTAATCGGCGACCCCGTCAGGATTCGGCGATACTTGCTGACCTTGAGCAGTTCAACAATGTTCGCGGTCCGCTGTGCTTTTCTGTTCTTAATCGTTGTCGATTCATCCACAATCACAAGATTGTCAGGATTCTTTTTGCAGAATTCATACGCGGCTCGCGTACCCCTTGGAGTCGAAAACGCCTCAACGTTCATCACAAAAACTTTAAGCCCTTCAAAGGCTTCGTAGACCAACTTAACCAATTCTTCTTGGTAGCTTTTAGCAGAAGACGGCGTCCAACGAACAACCTGTGTCTCAATGCGATCTGGCAGGTGGGCTTCTAATTCTTTGCGAACCCAGTTATCGTAGACGCCCTTCGGAGCAATGATGAGCGCCGCGTCGATATGACCCTTTTCATACAGCATACCCATCGTATCAATGGTCACCTTCGACTTTCCCGTTCCCATCTCCATGAACAGCGCGTAGTATTCCGCGGCCCACGAGTCGCGTAACGCGTCTAGCTGATGCTCATACGGCTTGGTTTTAAATTCGTAGTTTTGAAATTTCATGCAACTTTCCCCTTGACTCTTGCTAATCATAGGATTATATATAGAAATGTCAAGGCCCGAACGGTGCCTTTAACGACGGAGAAAAGCGCATGAGCGATCTAAATGAATCAGCAGACCTGCTGAAAATGATGGAGCAGGACACTGCCGAATCAAGCCTAGAAACGCTGAGTCAAGAGGGACTGCATACTGTTTCCTCATTGGCTATAGCGATTAAAAACAAAGAAGCGGACATCGAAGACCTTGAGAGTAAGCTCAAGAGGGAGAAGAACGCTTTACAAAAAATGACTGACGAAGACTTGCCGACCATGTTGGCCGAGCTTGGTTTGTCATCAATGACTCTGGATGACGGTTCAAACGTGACTGTAAAGCAGACGTATGGCGCATCCATCCGCATTGACGATAAGCCGCAGGCTTTCGAGTGGCTTCGTGATAACGGCTATGACGACATCATCAAGAATCAGGTGATGTGCATCTTTGGCCGTGGCGAAGATGATCAGGCATCTGCCTTCAAGGCCCTTGCATCACAGCAAGGTTTAGCGGCGGAGCAGAAGACTGATATTCACCCACAAACTTTGCGAGCCTTTATCAAGGAACGCGTAGAAAACGGTGATGATTTCCCAATGGAGCTATTCGGCGCTTGGGTAGGACAACGTGCAGTAATCAAGAGGACTAAATAATGGCAACATCAAAAGCAGTAGCAGAAAAGCAGTCTGGTGCAATCGCAGAGTTTGACCCAACAATGTTTGAGGCCGATGCGGGTATCGGCACACGACTGGAGCAAGAAGATCTTGCATTACCCTTCCTGAAAATCGTTTCGGCACTCGACCCATTGCTCGACGACGAAAGTTTTGAAGGACGCAAGGGCGACATCTACAACACGGTCAGCGGTACGGTATACAACGGCAAGGAAGGTATTCGGGTCATCCCCTGTGCCTATCAGCGTCGTTTCATTCAGTGGGCTCCCCGTGGTTCGGGTAGTGGCGCGCCACAAGCGATGTACGCACCCAACGAAGATCGTCCAAAGACGCAACGCGATGCCACTGATAACCGCGAGTATGTGGTTGGCGGGAACGGCGAGTACATCGAAGAAACGCATCAGCATTTTGTCATCGTATTGAACGAAGACGGATCTGCTGAAACAGCCTTGCTTGCGATGAAATCAACGCAGTTGAAGAAGTCGCGTAAGTGGAACTCGATGGTAGCGTCCGCCAAGATGGAAGGTGCAAACGGGCCGTTCACTCCGGCACGCTTTGCTTACATGTACCATCTCAAAACCCTGTCAGAAGAAAACTCAAAAGGTTCATGGCACGGTTGGGAAATGTCACGTTTAGAGCCAGTGTCTGACGGTGCTTTATACCTGCAAGCCAAGCAGTTTGCAGAGAGCATTATGGCCGGTGACGTCGTCGTTAAACATGGGGATGATGAGGAAACTAATAACAACCCAGCGTTTTAATGACATGCGGGGCGCGTTCGCGCGCCTCGTTTTTGAGGATCAACTATGTCAGTCGAAAAATTTAGTTCCATCTTTGCAGGTTTAGAACAGGCATACGGAACTTTCAAAATAGAAAAACAGACGCAAAGCGGCAAGAACGCCGGTAAAGCGGCCGTCATTCGCGAAACGCGGACCACGGAACTATGGGAAGGTCACTTGTCAGGAACTGGCAAGGGCATCGGTATTATCCCGATCAACGAAGACAACAGTTGTGTCTGGGGCTGTATCGACATCGACCAGTACCCGCTCGACCACGCCGACCTCGTTGCGAAGATACGCCAAGCGAAACTGCCATTAGTGGTGTGCCGATCCAAGTCTGGCGGCGCGCATTGCTTCTTGTTTACGACCGAATGGATTGAAGCCAAAGTGATGCAAGGAACTTTGCAACACATCTCCACGGCTCTCGGTTACGGTAACAGCGAAATTTTTCCAAAGCAGGTGAAGCTTCATCTGGATCGGGGCGACATCGGTAACTTCCTGAACCTGCCTTACTACGACGCAGAGGACGGCCTACGCTACGCGATTAAGGACGACGGCACTTCAGCTACTCTGGAAGAGTTTTTTGCTCTCTACGACGCGCATGTGCAGACTCCGGAGCAAATCGGCGGCTTAACGCAAGAAACAAACAAGTCGGACATCATCGTCAAAGACGGGCCGCCGTGTTTGCAGTATCTGTGCAAAGAAAAGATTTCAGAAGGGGGACGAAACAATGGGTTATTCAATCTGGGGGTCTACCTCCGCAAAGCGTACCCAGACGAATGGGAAAGTAAAATACTTGAGTACAATGCCCAGTATCTGGCTCCGCCCTTACCACTCAACGAAGTTAATATCGTTGCGAAACAACTTGAAAAAAAGGATTACGCTTACAAGTGCGGTGATGCGCCGATCTGCGCCCACTGCAATAAAGACCTCTGTCAAACGCGTAAATTTGGCATTGGGGCGGCAAGTCAGGGTGCGGCTATTGCAAACCTTAGAAAGTATAACTCCACACCTCCCGTCTGGTTCATGGACGTCAACGGTGAACCGCTTGAACTCGACACAGATGCGTTATTGTCTCAAGCGACTTTCCAAAAAGCGTGTATGGAACAACTCAATTTCATGCCTCGCACCGCCTCCAAGCAAAGCTGGGAGAGTCGGATTAGCGCGCTGATGAGCGAGATGCGCGATAACGAAAGTGCCATTATGGAAGTGGCACAGGATGCATCGACCTCTGGCCAGTTCTACGACTACCTCGAAGAGTTTTGTCGTCACCTACAGCAAGCGCAGGACAAAGAAGAAATCTTGCTCCGCCGCCCGTGGACCGACGAGGACTCCAACAAGACCTATTTCAGACTGCGGGATTTTGAAGCGCATCTCCGCAAGAACAAGTTTTTTGAATTTAAATCACACAAGATCGCTCAACGGTTACGCGATATTAGCGGCGAAAGCACGGTGTTGAAGATCAAAGGACGTGCCGTCCGCGTGTGGTCCATACCGTCGTTTGAATCAGCGGATGTGGATTTGAAACCTAAGTTTAACCAAGAAGAGGCCCCATTCTGATGTTGAAGGCAGACGGACTAGACGATGCGATTATCGGTGTTGGTCACCGATGCGGGGAACCGACAGTTGTCGTGTACGACATCGACTTATCAATACAAGCGGTTCAACGAGAATTGAAGTGCGAGATTTGGGAAGCCGTTGAGTATTTCAATTTTAATATTTTGGGTTCTTACATCGGGGAACATACGCCGATATTTGTAGAACGCGTACAAGGAATCAAAGAATTAGAGGAGTGGATGGAATCCAATGGATAAAAAAGACAGAAACTTTCAAATCTACGAGATGCGGAAAAAGTATTACATGACGCTAACCGCAATTGGGAAACGCATGGGGCTGTCGCGCGAGCGGGTACGCCAAATCGTTCAGCATGTTGAAGACAACTTAAAGGACTACGGGAATGTTCAGAATCTTCGGGCCTCCGGGAACAGGAAAAACAACAACGCTTCTTAATATGGTGGATAAGGCCCTCGAATCTGGCGTATTGCCACAAGAGATTGCCTTCCTTGCCTTCACAAAGAAAGCGGCGGCAGAAGCAAAAGAGCGAGCGGCAGAGAGGTTCGGGCTTGATGCCAAGCACGACCTTATCTACTTTCGGACATTGCACAGCCTTGCCTTGTCGATGACCGACATTAGTTCGGGTCAGATTATGCAACCGGAGAACTACAAAGAACTGAGCCATGCCATTGGCGTGGAACTCTTTGGTTCGACGCACGGCTCTGACGATTTCATGGATCTGGCGAAAACCAACGATCCGCTTCTTGGGCTGATCAACTTGGCGCGTCTACGAAAGGTGGATTTACGCGAGCAGTACAACGAAAGCGAACTGGATCAAGACTGGAATACTGTTAACTATGTCGATCAATCCTTACGCAAGTACAAGGCTATGTACAAATTGTTCGATTTTACGGACATGTTAGAGCTGTTTGTTGAGCAAGCGCCTAGTTTTAAGCATCGGTTCAAGCTGACGTTCTTAGACGAAGCGCAGGATTTGTCACCACTTCAGTGGGACATCGCACATATTCTGGATGGCATGTCCGATAAAATGTACTGCGCGGGGGATGACGACCAAGCCATCTACCGTTGGGCAGGGGCAGACGTGGATCATTTCATCAATCTGGATGGCGGATCTGAAATCCTTGCACAGTCCTATCGCGTACCGTCGTCAGTCCACGCCGTGGCAGAGAACATCTCCAACCGGATTAGCCGACGCTTCCCGAAACGTTATGAACCAAAGTCAGATCGCGGGCAGGTAACGCGGATATCCACCATCGATGGAATCGACATGGCTGACGGATCGTGGCTGATCCTGTCTCAAGCGGGATACCAGTTGTCGCCAGTTGCGACCGATCTCAAGTCAAACGGGTATCTGTTCAACTACCGCGGACACCGGTCCATCTCTGAAAAAGTGGCAGACGCCGTCAACGGTTGGGAAGCTTTGAGAAAAGGACGCGAAGTCTCAGGCAAGACAGCGCGCAACATCTACGCATTTATGAGCGGCAAAGAACGTGTGGCGCGGGGGTTCAAGAAACTGCCGGCGCTTGCGGACGAAGATATGGTTAATCTCGATACGTTGATCACGGACCACGGGCTTAACGCTGACAAAGAGATGATCTGGCACGTCGCAATGGACAAACTGCCAGAGCAAGATCGTGCGTATATCATTGCGCTCTTGCGTCGCGGGGAAAAGTTCAATGGCGAGCCCCGCATTACGGTGTCCACGATTCACGGGTCAAAAGGTGGCGAGGCGGATAATGTTGTACTTTTTACAGATTTATCTCCGGCGGCCGAGAAAGCGGCGCGCAATAATCCCGACGACTTACACCGTGTGTTCTACGTCGGCGTGACCAGAGCGCGTTCAAACCTGTTTATTGTTGAACCAGAAGATGTATCGAGGAGCTACGAACTATGAGCATGAACCCAGTTCACTGCAACACTGTTGAGAAGATCATGGAAGATTGGTCCAAAGGTGCGACCTACGCAGAACTCAGCAAGAAATATGACCGGTCAGTGCGCTCAATTGAAGCGACAGTCACCAACAACCGCGGAACATGGACCAGAGACTTTAATTTTCCGCACATCCTTCACGCAAAGAGGTTTGGAGCATGAAAACAGGAGAATACTACGGGACGCATTGGTACTGGGATGCGGACGACAACGAATACGAGCTTTGTGCGACTTGGTATTTTGAGCGGAGCTATCCGGAAATGCCGGACAGTTGGATTCTTCAAGCGATTGAGGTTGAAGAAGGCGGCGAACTGGACGTGAGTGAAGGTAGCACAGTATGGAATTACGTTGAAAAAGACGGCCCGCCGTCAGATCTTATCGAGGTGGATTACTTATGAATCGCAGAGACATTTTAGAAAAAGCAGATGAATTTATCTCTGCAACACGCGACGAGGTTTACGGCGACCCGCGGAAGAATCACGAGAGGATTGCAGAAATGTGGTCTGCCATCCTTGGCGTGGACGTCACGGCAGAAGAAGTAGTGCTGTGCATGATTGCGGTCAAGATGAGCAGGCTGTGCGAAACGCCGCGTCATGAAGATTCTTGGGTGGACATTGCCGGTTATGCGGCTTTGGGCGGGGAGATTGCCGATCAGTTCTTTAAGGCAGTCGATGATATGAAGAGTGATGGTGATGTCTAACATGAAATTAGATCCAGAAGATGTTGGGTTGATACAGGCTTTACGCGCTGACGGCATGATGCTGAAAGAAATCGCGGCTAAGTTTGAGATAACGACCGCGCACGTTAGCAAGATTGTTAAAGGAAAGACTTGGAAGCATCTTGTTGTACAAGAAAATGAAGAAGAGTTTCCAAAATGCGCTTGCGGAGAAAATGCGCTGATCATTGAGAAAGGTGTTGCCGAATGTGGAACATGTTGGGCTAGACCAAGAAGGAGAACGGTATGACCGATAGAGATAACGAGGGCGCGATCTGGGGAAACAAGCGCAAAGAAAAAGAAACCCATGCGGATTTTACAGGTAATGCGACCATCGACGGCGTGGAATACTGGATCAATGCGTACAAACGCAAGCCAGACGCATCGCCCGCCGCGCCAAGCCTAAAGTTTTACTTTGTTAAGAAGCAAGTGCCGAACGATGAGCCGGCGCCAGAGGACGATTTATGAGTTTGCAGATGGCGATGTTTACGCCAAAAACAGAATGGGTGCCTCCGGCCGAGCTTCCTGACCTCAGCAGTGCTACCCGCATTGCCATTGACGTCGAAACACGCGACCCAAACATCAAAACGATGGGTCCGGGATGGGCGACAGGTAACGGCGAAGTGGTTGGTTATGCTATCGCGACCGACGACTGGTCTGGTTATATTCCTGTAGGGCATAAGGGCGGGGGTAACTTAGACAAAAGAATTATAAGCAAGTGGCTCAAGAAGGTTTTTGAACTGCCTTGTGAAAAAGTCATGCATAACGCGCAGTATGATGCCGGTTGGATCAAGCGAGAAGGCTTTCAGTTGAACGGCCGCATTGTCGATACGATGTTGATTGCCAGTTTGTTGGATGAAAACCGCTTTAGTTACAGCCTCAACGCGCTGTCGTTCGACATTTTGGGCAAAACCAAGTCAGAAAAAGACTTGATTGAAGCGGCACGCACCTTCGGCCTCGACCCAAAAGGGGAGATGTGGAAGATGCCGGCCATGTATGTCGGGCCTTATGCAGAAGTTGACGCGCAGTTGGCGCTTGAACTGTGGAACTACATGCGTGTGGAAGTGGGCAAGCAAGGGCTTTGGGATATCGTTAACCTCGAACTCGACCTTCTGCCTTGTCTGGTAGACATGACCTACCGTGGTGTCCGCGTTGATATGGACAAGACCGAGCGTACACGCGACGCCTTGTTAAAGCGCGAGGCGGAGTTACACAAAGAAATCAAAAGACAAGCGGGGTTTGGCGTTGAAATCTGGGCGGCACAATCATTATCCAAAGCGTTCGACGAACTCGGGATTGCGTATCCTAAAACGGAGAAAGGCGCTCCTTCGTTTACGAAGACGTTCCTTGCAGAACAACACAACCCTTTTGCAAAGCTGATCGTCGAAGCACGCAACATCAACAAGACGTCGGGGACGTTCATCAATAATATTTTAAAATATTGCAATAAAGATGGACGCATCCACGGCCACATCAACCAGAACCGATCTGATCAGGGCGGCACGGTGTCAGGACGGCTGTCGATGAACAACCCCAACCTGCAACAGATCCCTGCCCGCGATCCAGAACTGGGACCGATGATCCGCAGTTTGTTCTTACCAGAAGAAGGTGAGCAGTGGGCGGCCATCGATTTCTCGCAACAGGAACCACGGATCTTGGTTCACTATGCCCATGTGTATGGCAAAGCGCGCGGTATCCCATTGCAGGGAGCCAAAGATTTCGTGCAGAAGTACAACGACGACCCAGACACCGACTTCCATACGATGGTGGCAGAGATGGCCGGTATTGGCCGGAAGCAAGCCAAAACCATTAACTTGGGCATGATGTACGGGATGGGCGTCAATAAACTGGCCGATCAGTTGGACATACCGGTTGAAGAAGCCAAGAGCTTGATTAACCAGTACCACGACCGCGTACCTTTTGTGAAAGGTTTGATGAACGGTGTGATGAACCGACTGAACGAAAAGGATGCGTCGGGATCGATCCGGTCTATCTTAGGCCGCAAGTGCCGCTTTGACCTGTGGGAGCCAGACAGCTTCGCCATGCACAAAGCCCTGCCTTACCGTGAAGCCATTAAAGAGTATGGGGATACCACGCGACTAAAGCGTGCGTTCACATACAAAGCCTTGAATCGCCTGATCCAAGCGTCGGCGGCCGATATGACCAAGCAAGCGATGGTCAATATTTACAAGATGGGGCGTATCCCACTGGTGCAAGTGCATGATGAAATCGCCATGTCGGTCAAAGATAAAAACGAGGCATTAGAAATTGCAAACATCATGGAGTCTGCGGTACCTTTGGAAGTACCTAACAAGTGCGATGTAGAAATCGGACCCAGTTGGGGCGAAGCAGTTTAAGCTAACTGTTTTGATTTCATTTGACTCCCTTGATTATTGCCGCCCTTCGGGGCGGCTTTTTTATGCCTGAACGCCCAAAACTGTACATAATCTTGTATGTTCCCATAGGTTCGCATATAATCGCAGATAAATGAGGAGAGCTTTATGGATACCCAACGTTGGAAAAGCGTCCTTGTGCCTCGAGATGTGTATGAAGACATCAAAGAAATCGCTCAAGCCGAAGGCCGAACGATTTCTGGGCAACTGCGACTGATTTTTGAAACCTACATTGAGAAAGGTTTCGACAAAAAGCATTCGTATGACCCGAAGAAAGACCCGCGGCGCATGAACGTTTATGATTAAATTTGATCCAGACTTTATTTGGATCGTGCCGCTGATCGTGGCAGGACTATACGCAACCCACTGGTTGTACTTTGAGGCGATACGATGACGAAGTTTGATAACCCAATCGACGCGTTTGACGAACTGGAGTTCATCGTCCGCGAAACACGGCTCACGCACCGCTTATTAAAAGATAAAAAAGGCAAATACTTTGTCAGCGGCGGCGGATACAACCCCAAAGGTTCAACGATCATGGTTGCGGAGATGAACTGCCGTGTTGTTTCTTAGACGGCTGTATCTGCGTTATCTGATGGCCAAGACCCGTCGGCTGTTGAAGAAGGCCGCACGCGTCGAAGAAAAAGCCATCTGGTTGGAGATGAGGATGCGCGATGAACTCAAGCGATAAACCGACAGAAGAACAACTGGATCTGAACCCCCAACCACTAGAAAACGAATTGAGCGACGCCGTCGGCGAACGACTGCGAAACAATCAATGCCCGCGTTGCATGGGAGACCTTGCGCGGATCACGGATCACGGTTCTACTGCGCGATATTGTTTTCAATGCCGCATGACCGTTATCGATAATTTAAAAGGAAATTAGTATGAAGAAGATGATTGCATTTGCCGTGCTTATCATGAGCGTACAGGCAGAAGCGGCTTGCCGTTGGGTTTGGGTAGATCACGACTATAATACAATGACGCCGGCGATCCGAAAGCAGGTCTGTAATAACACGCTTGATCTGCCCGCGATTCAAAGCCCAAGTATCCGGCCTATTCAGCAACCTCAGATCCGACCCTTGCCAAGCGTGGGGTTACCGCCCCTAGGAACCTCCAGTTGCCGGACAGAAAGCGTTTATGAGTACGGACGTTGGGTCAACAAAAGAATTTGCCGGTGACGGGTGGACAAAAAAGCACAGATCGTCCATGACTTGGCCGTTAAGGCCGGTGTCCGATACATTGAAGGCATGGAGCTTTGCAACGGCCGGCCTTACATCGGATATCTCGACGAACTGACAGAATTTGCGCGCCTTGTGGGCGAGATTGCCAGAGAAAGTGAAAGAAAACGTTTGCAAAGTTCTCATAAGGCGATATAGTTTGCACAACTATTCCCGTAGTTGACCCCAAGCCCCGAGTCGTCCTCCAATGACTCGGGGCTTTTTTTCGTCTGGGGTGTTGACATGTATGCGATAAACGACTAACTTCCGAATCTCAACTACACGGGAGAACCGAAATGAACCAGAATGAATGGGTTGAAAAGCACAACGAAATGGTGGCCAAGCATAACAAGCGAGTGGCCTCGATCCGCGACACACGGCTACCAAAATCTTGCGTAGATGCCCTTGATGAAACGATGAAGGTCTTGGATCAGGTGCATGAATCGTTGATTGATGGGGTATGCCACGGCTACCACCCACTAACGCTCGACGATATCGTCCGTCTAACAACAGCCTTGCAGAAACTCAAAGCCGAGTTCAATCCACGGGAGATGCGGTAATGGAAGCAGAAACACAGCGTTTGTTAAGCCTCGCCTTGTATTATGTCGAAGCGTCTTTGAAAGACATGCAGTACAAATCGTCTGGTGAAGATATTGTAAGTTTCAATATGGACACCAACGGTACGCCTTGTTTTGACTCTAAGGAAGAGTTGTCTGAATACTTGGACACCATGCGGGATTACGTCAACGAACTGAAGGGAGTTGTGAAATGAAAAAGCAATATCGCGTTCGCGTCACAACCTACTTTCCAAGCTTTGTTGTGGAAGCCGACAACGAAGAACAGGCAAAAGAATTAGCCTACATCATGCCTTGGCCGCACGCCGATGCGTGCAGTTTCTTTGAAGTCGAAGAAGATAAGGAGGACGACGATGACAATAATGACTGATCTCGAGCGCGTTGAACTGAAACAACTCCGTCTGCAAACCAAAGCCTTGCGGGAAGAAATTGCAGAATTGAAAGAACGTCTCGGAGCCATGCAAGCGCCGGTGACGGTTCAAGAGTTGATGGAAGCAATGGCATCCGTCGTGGACGACGACATGCCAGTGTATGTCTACGACCTAACGACCGAGGAAAGCTATCCGCTGATCATGGTTGATCCGACAATTAGCGACCGGATCGACCTCAACTTCCGGTCAGAACAGGTATAATAAGGACATGGAAAAACGACCCACTATCGAAAGGGACTACGCCGGTTTGTTGACCGGCCAGTCCTGCTACGACTTCTGCCTCTTTGTTTCCGAAGACTATGAGATGAAAGGCGAGCATGAACTCGCACTCGACTGGCTCGCCGAAGCCAATCTCTACAAAATGGAACTCGAACTGGGTATGAAGTCCCACAATCTAAACCCCATGATCGAAGAAGAAATGGCCAAGGATCACGATGCGTGGCTCACGGTCACCGTCTCTTGGCAAGATCGACTCAAGCAATGGGAGATAGATCAAGAGGCTTCTTACAAGAAGAAATTGGAACGGCAGATGGAACGCGCAAAATCGGCAAAATGTGAGGAATCACAGAAAGCGGCGTAACTTTTACAGATTGTGTAACAACGGGAAAAGCTCCGGAGTCCACGGCTCACGGGGCTTTCTTGTTTTTGGTTACAAAAATTACATGTTACTTATATGGCTCAGAAATTATAAAAATATTTTTTTGAAAAAATGGCCGTAACCGGTGTAACCGTGTAACCAAATCGCTCTATCCTATATGTAGCAAGACTTTCAGAGGTTACATAAACTGTTACACCATGTAACTACAAATATGTAACCAACAAATGAATAAATCAAAAGTGCGTTAGGCGGGGGGAGATGCAAAAAATATTTCTTTTGAATTTTGCTCTATATAAGAAAGAAGGCTATATTTTAACTCTGATACGACTATTTACTGTTCGGAGGGGCAATGCCTAGAATTAAGAGAGATCCAGTGGCTAACAAGGCTGAACTGGATAAGTTGAGACAACGAAAGCTCACGCGGAAGCAAGAACTGTTTGTGAAAGAACTGGTCAGCAATGACGGCCAGATCACTATGCGTGAAGCGGCGATCAATGCCGGCTACCCTCCGGCAAGCGCACATGTTCGAGCGCATGAAATGACTAACCCGCAATTTTGTCCGCATGTTGTAGCGGCAATTAAAGAATATCGGGATGAACTGGACGTTAAGTACGG